CATCTCCCGGAGCGCCGCTAGGCGCTCAGGAAGGTGTTAATCTTCCCGGTTGGCGTATCGAAACGCCCTACCCCTCTAAGAGGGGCAGCCACCCAGACTTGATGCGGACGGTCTGGGGACGTCCCGCTCGCGATAGGTGATTCTTGTCGAAGGGCTTATCGCCCCTCTTCAGGAACCACTTCATCAAGGCACCGTGCTCCTCGAGATAATCTTCGGGGAGTGTGTGTTCGAGAACATGCGCCCGAACCAAGGGCTTATGCAATCGAACGCATTGACGGACGACGTAGTCATCCGCCCACAGGCCAAGACCAGAGTGGCCCACAGGTACATTACGTACCTGCGGAAAGACAGCCTTGATCATCTGATCAAGGTGCTTGACGGCCTTCTCGAACCTCATCTCAGCATAAAGCTGATTACGGAACGAGATGGTCTTCGCCAACTCTGTCGCTTGCCGTCGATCAGTCGGAAATGCAGAGCGAAGCCGAATCGGAGTGATCCGATGGCCCGCATAAGCATCCAGACCGCAAGACTCACGGAAGTTAGACTTCCAGAAAGACTTGCGCCGATTGACCTTGAGACCAAAAGCCTCAAGACTATCGATGATCGACTCGACGTAGTCTACAGGGACGATAATATCGTCTCCGTAGACACGCACCCTGCCTTCTAGGCTAGAAGCCCAGGCCGCAGGATCGATGTGGAATTCGTTGAGCAACCTCTCGAATATGATGGCGGTGAAAACCATCGATTCGATCGGAAAACACAACGCAGAGCCCATCGAAGCGAACTTGGAAAGCGGTATAATACCGATTCCAAGCACGTCGGCTGTCTGTGACCGACACGCGAGCACCGCCTCTCGTAAAGAGGGGTAGTGCCCGAGCATCTTCTCGACAACGCGAAGGGAGACCCTATCGGAAGCTTCACTCAAATCGAGTGTCGCAAGATCGCCGGAAAGCGATCCTTCCAGAGCCAGTCGCTGGTTAGGCGTCTGGTCCAGATTCCCCATCACGTCCCAGACTGGAAGCATCTGAAGCGCGCTGGTCAAAGCTTCGAGAATACCCTGCTGCACATACTGCATGTGCGCAGGCTCGATAGCAATGATACGGGGCGTCACGGCTGTCTTCGGAACGGCGACCACCCTTACGGGTGATTCGTCGCTGGGCTTGCAGAAGTTGACCCTCTGAAGCTGGTTATACCAGCCCCAGTTAGGGAACAAGTTCTCTCCCGCAGGGAAGTAGAACTCGAGCCGTTCGGTCCATACCTCATGGAGGTATTTTCCGTTGGAGCTCAGCTTTTCAGCTGTGGCTCCAGGCCCATGCTTCGGTAGAATCTCTCCGTTGAAGACCTTTCGGTCAACAACATCGAGAGCCCTACCAAACAGCATGTTGAACACTCGCTGAAGCGCTTCCAACCTTTCGGTCGGGATAGTCTCCGCGAATGCTCCAACTTCTGCATCTGTCGCGGCAAAACCATGCATTGCGGCGGAGATGCGCTCAGGTGAGCACAACTCCTTCTTCTTTGCGAACATGGCTGTAAAGCCATGGATCGCTCGAATTGCCTCAATGCTGGGATTGCTACGCACCACACCGTACTCGTCGAACACTTGAGCCAGGAAACCTCCGAGAAAACGGGGGAGACCTGCACGTCCGTGGGAAAATCCCATAAACGTGTTGGGCTCAACTCTGCCAGCCTCAAGAGAGGCAAGGAATTGCTTCCCAAAGGCAGCGAGGGTGATCGTTAGAAACGATTCACCCTCATGTTCGACTCGACGAGAGACTTCTTCAAAGTCTCTCGTGGTGCTCACGCCGCACTGGTCCCCGAAATCTTCGAGGACCTGTTGCGAGAAGGCGATCAGGCTTTTCACTCAGGGCTCTCCTAACAGAGGCTCGTGAGATCCTCAGCCAATGGCTAGTGGCGACGCACTGCGCGTCGCTCACCGTGGCGGCCGATAAGAAAGGCCGCCGTGACACCCATGGAGGCGATCACTGTAGCACCGATGAGGCAGAAGACGAGAGTCAACGCCTCATAGGTGATCAGTTTTCACCACCAAGCAGCTTGGCCACATTGGCCGCGCTGCTGTCCGTGAGCCACTTCGTGAGACCGCCGACCACGTTCTGGGCCTCTGCAACCGTGTACCCCACAGGGGGCGTGTCGATGACGACGTAAGCCGTCATCGAGACACGGGCATTGGCCGCAGTCAGTGGATCCGCTGCGATCTTGGAGTGCTCAACCCGCACCGTCCTCCGCTGGCGACGCCCGTAGGCGTGACCAACGGAAAGGACGATGGTACCGTCAGCGACCCGGAAAGAGCCGCTGTCGGCGCCCGACGCCGTTCGCGGAAGCGAAACGGCGGCGGCAGGTGCGATAGTAATGGACTGGGGGTCGGCGTACGCCATGGCAGTCTCCTCGACTTGGTAGTATGGAGTTGTGGGAGTCAGTGCACTCCGCGCGGTTCTTCATTGTCAATGAAGAACCCGTGGTGCCTTGGTTAAACCAAGGGCACCGAGGATGGCCCACTGCTTCACAGAATACTGTGAAGGAGCGAGCGTGAAACCGTAGGGGTTCGCCCGAACTCTCTCCTTCGTCACACGACGAAGAGTATGAGAGATCGGA